CGCCACCGCCTCCTCGAACCGCTTCATCGGCGAGGACATCGAGCCGTAGCCCTGCCCGTGCTCGACCAGCGGGAAGCGGCGCTTCAGGAGCTCCTTCGCCATGTACTTCATCCCCCAGCGGTCGTAGGCGAGCTCCCGCAGGTCGAACCGCGCCCGGATCGTCTCGAGCCGCTCGATCACCTGATCCTCGTCGATCACCCCGCCGGAATGGACCTCGAGCCAGCCCGCATCGCGCCAGGCGACGTACTCGCGCTTCTCCTTCTGCGCCCGGGCGATGAAGCCCTTCGGACCTTCGGGCAGGAAGGAATAGGCCAGCAGATAGATCTGGCCGTCCTTCGGCACGGCGACCGAGATCGCGGTGAGGTCGGTGGTCTTCGACAGATCGAGCCCCACCCAGGCCGGCAGGCCGTAGAGCGACCGCGGATCGAACGGCTCGGCGCCGCGGTCCCAGACGTCGCGGGCGATCCAGGTCTGGGCGCCCTCGGTCCAGAGGTTCATGTGCAGCCGGCGGAAGTTCGGCATCTTGCCCGAGATCACGGTCGCCTCGCGGTACATCTCGCCGAAGCGCTCCTCGGAGAAGGCCACGCCGAGGTTCGGGTTCGCCATCTTCCAGAAGCGCGGATCGGCCACGTCGCAGTCGGGCGGGGGCTCCGCCACATAGGCGAAGAAGCTGTCGTCGGCGACCGTGCCCCGCACCACCTCCTCGGCATAGTCCCGCATCTCGCCGCAGAGGCTCGCGCGGTCGGCGCCGGCGGTGGTGATCGCCCAGTCGATGGGCTGGGCCCGGGCGATCATCGAGTTCGTGAGCACCTCGGCCAGCTCCCGGTCGGTCCAGCGGTGGACCTCGTCGCGGGCGGCGAAGTGCGGGTTGATCCCGTCCGAGCTGTTGCCGTCGCGCGAGAGGCAGGCGATCAGCCCCTCGGTCGCCGGCACCTCGATGGAGGTGCGCCAGACCTGCATCAGGGCCGACAGATGCGGCGAGGCGCGGATCATGCGCTTCAGCTCGCGGAAGAGGAGCCCGGCCTGGTCGCGCGTGGTGGCGGCGCAGTAGCCCTGCGGCGCGGCCTCGCGGTCGAAGAGCGCGGTGAAGAGGGCGGGCACCGCGGTGTCGGTGGTCTTGCCGTTCTTCTTCGCCACCTGATGGTAGGTGGTGCGGAAGCGGCGGAGCCCGCCCTCCTTCTTCCAGCCGAAGACCGAGCCGTGGCGGAAGGCCTGCCAGGGGCGGAGCGTGAGCGGGCGCCCGGCGAGCGGCCCGGTCGTGTGCTGGATCAGCTCGGCGAAGTTCAGGACCCGGCTCGCGGCGCGGCAGTCGAACCAGAGGCCGCGGTCGCGCCCGGTCTCGAGGTCGGTCAGGTGGCGGAGGCAGGCGAGGCGCACCAGGTCTCCGGCGGTCTCGCGGCCCTCGACCACATCGAGCGCATAGCGCGAGACCGGATGGTCAATCGGCTCCATCGAGGGTCTTCAGGATCTCGTCGAAGAGGTCGCCCTGTCCGGTGACGCGGACGCGGGCCTCGTCGACGGGGGTGAGGCCGAAGCGGGCGGCGAGCTGGTTCATGACGGCGATGGCATCCTGCCGCTGGCCCCAGACGGCGCGCTTCTTCTGCTGGCGGCCGTTGCGGGTCTCGACCTCGTACCAGCTGCCGAAGGCCGCGATGTCGCCGGTGAAGCGGATGACGTCGGCGACCGCCTCGCAATAGACGGCGAACGGATCCTCGAAGGCGGGCTCGAGCCGCTTCTTCGCCACGAGCACGGGGGCGAGGCGGTCCCAGACGTCGCGCCCTTCCGCGCTCATCCAGTCCGGCGCCTCCGGCACGGGCGCCGCGAGGTCGCCCTTCATCGGGATGACGTTCGAGACCTTCGGCTTCTGCCCGCGCATCGTGACTGTCCTTGTTCTATGGGGACCGCGCCCGCTCCTGTCCGACCTTCGCCGCATCGGTGGCCGGATCGGGGGCGCCGGGATCGGCGGTCCTCGTATCTCTTGTGTGTCGCCCGGGTTCGGATCAGCCGGGGCAGGGACGGCGGGTCGGTCTTCCCGACTCGCTTACCCCTCTGCCCAGTGGGCTTTTTTTGCCAATTCGCCGCGCACGAAAAGGAAGGTTCGAGCGCCGGTTACCTCACCGACCCCTCCGATTTTCCGATGCCCCCCGGTGGGTGGAAGACCTCGCGCGCGGTCTTGCGGCTGTGGCAGGGCCGGCAGAGCGGTTGCCAGTTCGCCCGGTCCCACATCAGCCCCGGATCGCCGCGGTGCGGCCGGATGTGATCGACCTCGGCCGCCGCCACCACGAGCCCGAGCCCGGCGCAGTCGGCGCAGAGCGGATGGGCCGCGAGGAACCGTGTCCGCGCCCGCCGCCAGCGGCCGGTGGCGTAGAAGGCCGCACCCGCCTGCGCCGCAGCGCCGGCCTTGGCCCGAGCCTTGCGCGCCCGTGCCTTCGCTTCGGCCTCGGCGGCATGGTCGGGGCAGTGCGCCTGACCGGCCGGCGCCAGCTCCTCGCAACCGGGCGCGCAGCAGAGTTTGCGGATCAAGGGGAGGCTCCAAAGCGAAGCGCCCGGAGAGCATCTGCTCGCCGGGCGCTTGTCTTCGATGATGGCAATCTGCCGACTTGATCGTGACAGGTCAAGCCCTTCTCAGCGCCATGCCTCGGAGAGCGCGTCCAGGCCTCGCTGAAGGCGGTCGAGGTGACGTGCCTCCTCCCGCGCATTGCTCCATGAGCCGAGGCTGCGGAGCGACTGATCGTCCAGAACGACATGCTGGATGACGGGCCGAGCAAACGTCGGGACCAACTCCCACATGCGGAAGAACTTCCGCCGCCGATCCACCCGTTCGGCCTCGGGATCATGAGTGCCGCTCGTGTCGACCTTCACGATGGCGGCCAGCGGATCGCGCGAGAGCATGCCCGAGGCCGCCTCGAAGAGCTCGGCCGCGATGTTCGCCTGCTCGACCGAGAGCTTGCCCTGCCGGTGGTAGCGCCCGATCCAGGTCTCCCGCCGCGTGCGGATCACCCGGTTCGGGTTGCTCTTCTTGCCCGTCTTCGGATCGACCTCGGCCGCCTCCTCGATCCGCTTGCCCGCGATCTGCGCCGGCGTCAGCGGCCCCAGATCCCACGGCGCGAGCTTCAGGCTCACCAGCTTCGCCTTCATGGCCTTCCGGCCCTTCGCGCCCCTCATGCGGCACCCCTGTCCTTGTTCTTGTTGTTTTTGCTGTCCGCTGGTCCGCACCGGCTCCGCCCGCCGCATGTCCACCGCTTTCCCGATCATGCCGCGGCCCCTTCCTTGCGGCCGCGGCCTGCATCGACCAGCGCGCGGGCCTGCGCCCGGTCGCGGAGATAGAGCTCGAGCCAGTCGCGATCCTCCCGGCTCGCGGTCTCCCGGTCGATCCGGTCGCGGATCAGCTCGCAGCGCCGGGCATTGTCCTGCGCCTGATCGCGGATCTCGCGCAGGTCCATCGCGAGCGGCGGGCGCGGGTGCTTCAGGAGCCAGCGGTAGAGCTCCACCAGATGCCCGCCGGCCTCCGCCTTCGGCCCCTCGACCGAGGCGAGCCAGCTGGAGACCAGCCGCCGCTCCGCCGGCGGCGGCTCCTCGATGGCCCGCGCGAACTGCCGGATCAGAACCTCCGAGGGCCAGACCCCGTCCGCCGCGCTGTCGATCAGCACCTCGGCCAAGGTCATCAGGTTCTCCGCGCCCATGTAGCCCAGCTGCTCGCAGAGCCGCGCCATCGCCGCCTCGTGCGCCGCGGCGGCCGTGCCGCGTCGCCTCACCATCCCGGCCTGCTCCAGCCGGTCCACCACCAGCGCCTTCACCCGCGCCCGCTCCTCTGCCTTCGTCATGGCCATCCCTTTCTCAGCCAGCCACGCCTGCCGTCTCGCCACCGCCCGATCTTCTCACCCCTGCAGAAGGGATGTTTTGTCAGGTTCTGTTTTGTCGGGTCCGGTCCTGTCCTGTCCTGTGGGGCAATTACAGTTCCGGCCCTGAAATTTGCTGTAAATGACTGTAAGGATTGCAGTCGATTACAGTCGATTACAGCTGTAACTCATTGGACCTGCACGAGCTTGGGCCCGCCGCGCGTGGCCTCGAAGGCGGCCCGCACATTATCCGTCGTGATGTAGAGATCCCGCTCGCCGAGCCAGTCCGCGATGGCGATCACCACGTCCGGGCTCTCGGCGGCGCGGGAACATTTGATCTCGATGAGCTTCTTCTTCACCCGCGTCCGCGCCACGGCCTTCGAGCCTTCCGTCTGCGCCTGATCGCGCCCGCGCTTCCGCCGGTGCATGTCGCGGGCAATGCCCGCGATCATCACATGGCCGAGCCGGCGGTTGCCCGGCGCCTCCTCCTGGTTCGAGATATGGGTCTCGCGCCAGCCGTAGAGCGCGCCCTCGCGGGCGGCCCGCCAGCTCTCGAGATCCGCGCCGTAGCCCGCAAGCCGGGCGAGCTCGAGATCGTCGTCCGGGAGCGTCCCGGCCGGGTCCTGCCGGAAAGCCTCGCACCAGAGAAGGAGCGCGGTGCCGATGTCGGCGCGCCGGTTCTCGGCCAGCGCCCGGGCGACGAAGCGCGATGTGAGGAGACGGTTGATGTGGAGCGGCACCCATTCGTGGCTCGAGAGCGTGTCGCCGAAGGCCAGCGGATATTCCCAGAAGTCGCCGAGGATCGCGGTCGCGGGCTCGGTCTCGGTCAGTCGGTCATGCGGCACGGGCACCTCCCGCGCGGCACGCGAAGCAGTCGGGCTTCGTCATGGCAGGCCTCCATAGATGAAGACGGGCACCTGGGCGGCGAGGGCGCTCTGGACCTCGTGCCGGATGCCGGTGGAGTCTGACCAGCCGCGGATCTCGGGGACCACGACGGCGGCGCAGACGGTGAGAAGGGGGCGACACCAGTCCTCCCAGAGGACCGGGTTGAACGGATCGATCCTGAGCCTCGGGAACATGGTGGCATGGAGCGCGGCGGCCGAGAGGACGACGGGCGAGATCGCCGTGACGCCGACCTCGAGGAGCCGCGCGACCTCGCGCGCGGCGTCGGCCATCGCGGTCTCTGACTGGTCCCGCGACCAGCGCCCGTCCGGGCCGGTGGCGCGGAACGTGTAAGGGCTCGCCAGATAGACCGGCCGGCCCCAGCGGGCATGCCGCGCGACGAGCGCCGGGGTCGCGCCCCAGCGCAACAGATCCGCCCGGCCTGCAGGATGGCGCCGCAGCGCGGCCCACCCGCTCGATCGAAAAGCGCCGGAGGCCGCAGCCCCCGGCGAAGTGGCCGCGTCCTGTACAGGCAAGGGCGCGGCGGCGGTCACAGAAGGCTCCCGACAGCCGTGGCGAGGATCGCCGATCCCGCGAGGACGGAGGGGACGAGCCACCAGCAGGAAGGCATCCGATAGGGGCCGCGGGCGCGGGGCGTGCCATTGTCGCGGTAGGGTTCCTCCGCCTCCTCGCAAGAGGCATCCTGCGGAAAGTGTTGGGAAAGTTTTCCAAGGCGCTTCCGGGCATGAGCCGCCCAGAAGTCCGCCACCGCACCGAGGTGGATGGCTGCGGTGATTTCGGCCACGAGGACCTTGCGCATGATCGTGATCATTCCTGTGCCTGTAGGGTTGTCGCCGCCTCTGCGGGGAAGTTCTGGTAGGCGAGGCCGACGACGAACCCGCTGGGGGAATGACTGCCGTCCCACCATTTGCGGGCCGTCGATCCGTCGACACCGAAGGTCATGGCCGCATGCTCGGGACTGTCGAAGTTCTCGCGCACGAAGCGCGACCAGCGCGCCGCGAAGAAGGCGCGATAGGTCATCGCCTCCCGCTTGGCGGAAGACTTTCCGGGGGACTTTCCTGACATGGTTGCTCCATCCTGAACCCGGGCAAGAGGTTCTAATGACGAGACCATTTCAGAACGGTCGAAGGGGGCGACATACATCATGCCGCCCCCTCCTTTGTGCCCAACTGGTTCTCGGGGATCCAAGAGGAAGCAAGCACAGCCCCGCGGGTCTCGCGTTCAATGGCAACGGCAAGCTCCAGCCCCGGCCGAACGGCGCCGCGAAGGAGCCTAGAGATCATGCTGGGATCAACATTTACAGCGCGGGCAAAGGCCCGCTGGCTGATCCCATGAATGGTGAGGTAGGATGCCAAGATATGCATGGTCGCCAGAAATGCACATTGTGCAACAAGCCGTCAAGCGCACATGTTGCATGATGTGAATTTGCGTATGTGGTGCACACTGTGCAAACATCACTCATGAACTTGGCCCGCATCCGAAAATTACGAGGCCTCAATCAGAGGCAGCTCGCCGAGATGATCGGCGTTGACGCCTCCACCATACAGCGAGCAGAGACTGCTCATCCGTCCGCTAAGCTTGAGACTTACCGCAAGTGTGCTGACGCGCTCGGCGTGACCGTGTCTGACATTTTCAGCGACGACCGGTCGGCTGTAGAAATGGAGTTCCTGCGCGCATTCAGGCGGGTGCCTTCGGAGAAGCACCAGCAATTGCTTGCTCTTCTTGCACTTGCAGAAGCGAGTGGGCCCGAAGCAGATCAATAAAGTAGTCCATCTGCTTGGCGTCCAGGCCGCGTAGCCTCTGCAGAAACTCAACCTCCGTCATATCTCCAGCCTCTGAAGTTCTTAATTTGTTCAGGAATGGACGCCTGACGCGTGCGGGTCAATCGGCAGGCGCGCCGTCTGCGACATATTGACCTTAAGCGGCATCTCGAGCCCCTGCCTTCTTCGGCGGGTGGATCGACTGTTGCACAGCGTGCGGCAGTCAGGCCCCGCCCGATTCCGCTTAAGACCACAAAGTTGCACAATGTGCATCATAGGAGATTGACGTTAGATTGCACAATGTGCAATTTCTTCCCGATGCGTTCAGCAATGGGAGACCAGCATGAGTGCCTGCCTGATCCGTTATCCGGTGCCGAAGCCGGTCCAACGCTTCGCCCTCCTCGACCTGACCGAGCCCCAGCTGCGCCGGCTGCTTGCCGCGGCCGAGGCGGGGCTTCCGCAGCTCGACGCCCCCGCCGACGAGACCGACGCCGAGCTCACTGCGATCCTCGGTCAGGCGAGGGAGGCGCTCGGAGCATGAGCCGGATCCTGCCCCTCACGCCCCGCGATCTGAATGCCGTGCGCCATCGCGCGGAGCATGCGCCGGACGGCGCCAGCCGCGATCTCGCGCGCCGCGCGCTGGCCGATCATGCTTTCGCCGTGGCCTCTGGACGCGCGCTGGCCCGGGCACGGCCGCGGCCGGCCTTCCGGACGAGCAGGCCGAGCCCGCTCGGGCCGAACCGCACCGGCTTTCTCGTGGGCGCGCTCGCGCTCCTGGGCTTCCTGTTCGTCGCCACCGTGCTCTGGGCCCACGTCACCGACGTGGCCGAGACCATGCGCCAGCAGGCCAGCGCCATGCGGGGCATGTGATGGAGGCCGCCCCGCAGCCCGCGCCGCGCGCGCGTCCCGTTCCGCTCGACAGCCTCGGCGCGGCCGATCTCGACCGCATGGCCGCGGCCATCGACAGCGGTCGGATCCGCAGGCCGCCGATGAAGGAGACGCCCGCCGACCGCGCCGTGGCCGAGGCCGCCTATCAGGTCGCGGCCGACGAGCTCCGCCAGTTCATCGAGCGCTACGAGCAGCTCGGGGCCGAGAAGAAGGAGATCGGCGGCCAGCAGAAGGAGCTGATGGCCGAAGCGAAGGGCAGGGGATACGCGCCGAAGATCCTCAGGATGATCGTGGCGCTCCGCAAGCGGACCCCGGACGACCTCGCCGAGGAGGAGACGCTCCTCGCGCTCTACAAGGCCGCGCTTGGCATGGCCTGACCCACCCCCGGCGCGGCGGGCGATCCGCGCAGCTTCCGTTCAACCTGCCCGGCGCCTCCGCGGCCCGGGCCCTTTCTCCCGAACCTGCGGAGCATTCCCATGAAGAGCAAATCCTCCATCCTGTCCGCTTGGCGGGAGGCCCTCTCCGAGACGGCACGGTATCTGCCGTTCGGCAGTGCCATGCCGGAGGACCGACCGGGCCTCTATCGCCGTGTCGCGCGAGATTGCGGCGTGCCCATCGAGGCAGTGCGCCGGGCCGTGGAGGCCTCCGGTGGCTGACACCCTCCGCATCCTGATCGGCTGCGAGACTTCGGGCGTGATGCGCCGAGCCTTCGCCTGCCGCGGGCATGACGTCTGGTCCTGCGACCTCCTGCCGGCCGAGGACCGCTCGAACCGCCACATCGTCGGCGACGTGCGGGACCATCTGGCCGATGGCTGGGATCTGCTGATCGTGGCGCACCCGCCCTGCACGCGGCTCTGCAACAGCGGCGTCCGGTGGCTGCACGAGCCCTCGAAGCGCCTGCCCGAGACCTATGCGGCGGCGGAGCGCGAGGCCTACCTGCGCATGAGCCGCGAGGAGCGGCTGGCCTTCCTGTGGGCCGACCTCGACCGCGGGGCGGCGCTGTTTGCGGCCTGCTGGCAGGCGCCAGTGCCGCGCGTGGCGGTCGAGAACCCGGTGATGAACCCGCACGCGCGAGCTCGTCTGCCGGCGGATCTCCCGCGGCCGCAGACGGTGCAACCCTGGTGGTTCGGCGAGCCCTTCTTCAAGGCGACGAGCTTCTACCTGCGCGGCCTGCCGCGGCTCGCCGCCACCAACCGGCTGACGCCGCCCCGGCCCGGCACCCCCGAGCACAAGCGCTGGTCCGCCGTCCACCGCGCGTCGCCGGGGCCAGACCGCTGGAAATTCCGCAGCCGCACCTTCGAGGGCGTGGCCGAGGCCTGCGCCGACCAGTGGGGCGGGTGGGCGGAAGGGGAGGCCACTGCGTGATGCATCGGTCCTCGCCATCAGCCGGTCCGGCTCTACGGGCCTGCGACGGGCCCGCAGAGCTCAAGGCTCAGTCCACGCAGACCGTGTCCTACTCCCGGAACTGGACGTCCAACGACCCGCAGGTCTTGTTGGAAAAGCTCCCGAAGGCGGTCTCCATCTTCTTCTCGCCGAAGCGGTCCCGCATCCAGAAGCCCATGACCACGGTGTTCCTGCCCTCCTCGTCCACTTCAAGCACGCGTGTCTCGAGGTGCTCGAAGCTGTCAGGGTTGCGCAGCCGGGCCTTGACCGCGCTCACGAACTCCGGGTGCGATCCGTCCTGGGGGTTCAGGCAGTGCGGGGCAAAGCGGCGCTCTGCGGCCTCTTTCGCCTCCGCCTTCTGGCGTTCGGCCTCCGCTGCCTCTGCCTGCTCCCGCTCTGCCGCGATCCGCTCCGGATCCTCGGACACTGTGGCAGTCTCGGCGTGCGCGCGATTCTGCTTCCACGCCTGTGGGTCGGTGATGCCGGCGGCCGCAGCGGCCCGCCGGTCAGACCAGTTCTCGAAACCGGCCGCCCGCGCATCGCGCTCGACCTTGAAGAGAGCGGCGGCGGAGATCAGGGCAACCACGGCGGCGAAGATGCCGATGAGCGCGACATTGCCGCCGCGCCGGCGCCGGGTCTTCAGAAAGACGAGGGCGGAGACGGCGATTAGGAACGCCACACCAAACGCTATGGTGATCGGGCTGAAGACCAGTTCCATACGCACCTCACCGCACCAGCACGGCCCCGTTGTAGCACGCGAACGAGCCGTCTCGTTGTGTCGAGGCGTCGCGCTCCTCCCATGCCGGGCTGAAACGGATCTGGCGGCAGGGAGAGAAGTGGGAGGGCAGGGGGCATGACACGATCCGTATTCCGTCAGGTCGACCTGACCCGCGCGATCCGCGCGGCGAAGAATGCCGGCATGGATGTCGGGGCCTGCGAGATCATGCCGGACGGGCGCATCGTGATCCGCGAGAGCACGAAGGCACCGCCGGTGGACGACGCATTCGGAGCATGGAAGGCAAAACGTGAAGGTCGAGTTGAAGGGCGTTCATAAGGTCCGCCGCAAGCTGGCGAGCGGCAAGATCGCCGTCTACCACTACGCGTGGCGCGGCGGCCCGAGGATCGACGCGGCGCCGGGAAGCCCCGAGTTCGTGGCGGCCTACAACGCCGCCCAGGCAACGCGGGACCGGCCCGTGCATCACGACGGGACGCTGCAGGCGCTGATCACGGCCTATCAGAAGACCCCGGCCTTCACCGATCTCGCCGAGGCGACCCGGAAGGGCTATGTGCGCCATATCCGCCAGATCGAGGCCGACTTCGGCGACATGCCGGTGCAGGCGCTGGCCGATCCGCGCGTCCGGGGCGAGTTTCTCGACTGGCGCGACCGGCTGGCGCAGAAGAGCAAGCGCAGCGCCGACTATGCCTTCAGCGTCCTCGCCCGGATCCTGTCCTGGGCGCACGACCGGCGGAAGATCCCGGTGAACCCCTGCGAGAAGCCCGGCCGGCTCTATGCGGGCTCGCGCGCCGACTCGATCTGGACCGAGGCGCAGATCGCGGCCTTCCTCGCCGCGGCGCCGCGGCCGGTGCGCCTGCCGTTCCTGCTGGCGATCTGGACCGGGCAGCGTCAGGCCGACATCCTCCAGCTCACCTGGACCGCCTGCGATGGGAAGGCGATTCGGCTGCGGCAGAGCAAGACCGGCCGGCACATGCTGATCCCGGTAGCCCAGCCGTTGCGCGAGGCGATGGAAGAGGCGAGGGCGCGGCGCAGGACCCTGACCATCTGCGAGACCTCGCGCGGCCAGCCCTGGACCAGCGACGGCTTCAAGACGAGCTTCGGCAAGGCGCAGGCCTCGGCCGGCATCGAGGGCGTGACGTTTCACGATCTGCGGGGGACGGCCGTCACCTTCCTCGCGCTCGCCGGATGCAGCGTCCCGGAGATCGCGGCGCTCACCGGGCACAGTCTGAAAGATGCGGAGGGGATCCTGTCGAAGCACTATCTCGGGCGGGATCGGCGCCTCGGAGAATCCGCCGTGGCGAAGCTGGAAAAGCACGGAGTCGGAACGCCCGCTGTAAAACGCGCTGTAAAACGGGGCGGGACCGATGGCGGCGATTCTGTCTAAGTGCTTGGAAACCGATGGTGGCGAGGGGGGGACTTGAACCCCCGACCCCACGATTATGAGTCGTGTGCTCTAACCAGCTGAGCTACCTCGCCGTCGGTGGACGCTGCACTATGGGATGTGCCGGGAAGCGTCAAGCGCAAAAACCGGGTCGCGGGCGATCCGGGGGCGGCCGGTGGCGGTTGCGGTCACGGTGGCCTCGACGAAGAGGGACCGGCCCTCCACCGTCGCCTCGCGGACGGCGCGGGTGAGGGCGACGCGGGGATCCGCCGCGCCGGCCTCGGCCGCAAGGCGCGCCACCCGGGTGGCGAGATGCGCCTCGGCGGCGGCGAGCGCGGCTTGCGGGTCGGGCAGGCTCTCAGGGCCGTCGGGGAAATGGACGATGTAGCGGCCTTCGCCGGGGCTCGTGACCTGCAGGCTCAGCCGCTGCGAGACGAGGCCCGCCACCGCGCCGATCGCATTGGCGACGCCGCCCTGTTCGGGCAGGATCGTGGTGCAGCCCAGCCGTTCGCCCACCCCGGCGTAGAAGGAGCGGGCCGAGGCGCCGAGGCCCACCACCGGCAGGGCGAGGCGGGCCGAGAGCGCGAGCGCCCCGGGCCGACGGGCGAGGCCCGCGCGGAGGAGCGGATGGTTCACGAGGAGGGCGGGATCGGCATAGCCGTCCTCGGCCAGAGCCACCTCGAGGAGGCACTCGGCCGTCCGCTCGGTCAGCCGGTCGAGGATCGCTTCGGCCAGCGTGCGGGAGTCGGGCGCGAGACGCTCGCCCCGCGCCGTGCGGCGGCGCGCCATGAGGGTGAGGGCCTTCTCGGCCGCCGCGGCATCCCAGCTGGCCAGCCTTCCCAGCACATGGTTCGCGTCCGACGGCGTCACGCCCGCCACCATCACCAGCCCGCGCGCGATCAGCCGCTCGAGCGCCGCGAGATCCATCCGGCTGCGCAGCGCCTCACCAAGCGGCATGGCCGGGCGCAGACGCTCCATCAGCTGCGCCTCGCGTCCGGTGAGGCTCGCGGCGGGCAGGCCGGTCGGCAGCAGGAAGCGGCCCTCGTGCTCGCCCGGCGCCGCGGAAAGAAGGGCGCGATCGAGCGCGGCATGGACCGGCCCGGGATGATCGGCCGCCAGCAGCGACACCGGGATCAGCCGGCGCGGCCCGAGGCGGAAGAGCCCCTCGAGTCCCTCGGGCGGATGCACCTCGCTGTCGCCGCCGAGGCCGGTCGTGCGCATCGCGACGGCCTCGACCATGGTGCGGAAGCCGCCGACGAGCGCGCCCTCGGGGTCGATCTCGGGCTGGCCGTCGCGGAGCACGGCCACATCGGTCGTGGTGCCGCCGATGTCCGAGACGAGGGCATCCTGCACGCCGGTCAGCCACCGGGCGCCGACGAGGCTCGCGGCGGGGCCGGAGAGGATGGTCTCGATCGGGCGCTCGCGCGCAAGGCGGGCCGAAATCAGCGCCCCGTTGCCCCGCACCACCATCAGGGGCGCCGTCATCCGGCGCTCTGTCAGATGCTGCTCGCAGGCGGCGATGAGACGGCCGATCATGCCGATCAGCCGTGCGTTGAGCACGGCGGTCACTGCGCGCTTGGGGCCGCCGAGACGCGCCGAAAGCTCGTGCGAGCAGGTGACGGGGCAGCCTGCGACGCGGTGGACGACGGCCCGGGCGGCAAGCTCGTGGGCGGGGTTGCGGGTGGCGAAGCTCGCGGCCACGGCGAAGGCCGCGACCTGCGGTGCGACGGCCGCCACTTCGGCCTCGAGCCGGGCGAGGTCGAGGGGCGCTGCCTCCGCCCCCGAATGATGATGCCCGCCGGGCAGAGAGATCACCGGATCGCCCGCGAGCGCCTCGGGCAGGCCGGCCCGCTCCAGATCGCCCGGACCGAAGCCTATGAAGATCAGCGCGACGCGCCCTCCCTGGCCCTCGACCAGCGCGTTGGTGGCAAGCGTGGTCGAGAGCGAGACGAGCCCCACGTCCTCCGGCGCGACCCGCGCTTCGGCCAGGGCCGCATCGATGGCCCGGCCGATCCCGAGTGCAAGATCAGCGCGCGTGGTCAGGGACTTGGCCCAGCCCACCACGCGCTCCGCCTCGGGATCGACGATCACCGCGTCGGTGTAGGTGCCTCCGGTATCGACCCCGAGAAGAAGCGTCAT